TCTGCAAAGCCAAAATCGCCATCGGTGGCGACATCCGCAACGTGATGAACCGCACCGAGTTCAATCCGGTCTCCTGGCCGGAGGTCGAAGTGCTGCGCGTGGTGCATGGCACGGCTTTCGTCGACGAAGTCGAGCCGTTCGTGTCGGTTCCGCAAAAGCCGCGGGACGAACGCGTGCGGCTCGCCTTGATTTACGGCGATGAACCGCTGGGCGCCATCTGGGGCGGCATGAACGCGCCGAACGAAATGGAGGCGCCGCGTGCCGCGCTGAAGGAAGGCGTGGTGTGGTTCAACCAGTTGACCGGGCGGGCCGAGATCACCGGCAAGGATGGCAAGGGCTCCAATCCGCTGCCGCCGCCGGTCCTGGTGCCGGATGCCGAGATTTCCCCGGCGGTCGAGATTGTCGGGCAACCAATCGCCGCGCCTGTGACCGACGAGAATGATCCCTATTCGGAATATGAGCAGGCGGACACGCCGAAGGAGCCGAAGATCCCTCTGGCGAGGAAGTGAGCCATGCGCACCGAACAATTGCAGGTGATGGTCAAGAACCTGCGCGCCGAATGCGGTCACTCGCTGTCGACCGCTCAGGGCGTCAATCAGGAAGACACGCTGAAATATTTGCTGGCCCGCACCCAGGAAGAACTGTGGACGGCGTTTGTCTGGCCCGACCTGATCATCCGGGTCGATGTGACGCTGGCGCCTGGTCAGTACCTCTACCCATTCCCGGCCAACATGACCTACGACATGGTCCGCTCGACCTGGGCGGCAACCGCCGACAGCGCCAACTGGACCGAACTCGACTACGGCATCGACGAGGACCAGATCGAGCCCGGCGGCGACAACACCCACCGCGCCGACCCGGTGCAGTGCTGGTCCGTCGACGGGGCGAGCAATTTCCGTGTCTGGCCGACGCCGGACCAGAACGGCGGCTGGATCCGCTTCAAGGGCATGCGGCAACTGGCGCCGTTCCAGGCCAACAGTGACCTCTCGACGCTCGATGCGACGGCGATCGTGCTGTTTACCGCCTCCGATCTCCTGGCACGCGCCAAGGCTGAGGATGCCGCCATCAAGCAGCAGAAGGCGCAGCGGCACCTGACCAAGCTTTTGGCCAACAAGATTTCCGCCAAGTCCAAGGTCACCGTGCTGGGCGGCGGCTCGCCGGACCTGAGGCTGCGCAATTCCAACATTCTTGTCGGGTCGAACTATTGACGTACCAACTGATCGAGAACTTCGCAGCCGGGTTGGATACCCGCAAATCGCCGCTGACCTCGCCGGCAGGAACCCTCACCCGTCTCATCAATGCGGTCGTCACGCCGGGCGGCGAGATTGCCAAGCGGCGCGCCTTCGTGACGGTGGCGAACGTTCCCAACACCTTCGGCCTGGCGGCGACCGAATCGACACTCTACGTGTTCGGCCGCAACACCACGCCGTCGGTGCCGGGCATTGGTGTTCCTGGCGTCAATTTCGCCAGCCTGGCGGTGCCCAACGCCGCCGCCGACCTGGTGCAGACCGATTTCGACGTCTTCGACGGCAAGATCTATCTCGCCTGCAGCCAGCCCTCCGGCGCCGATGCGGCGGCCAAGAACCCGCACTATTACAACACGCCGATGGTGCTGACCGAGGGCAAGGGCAAAGGATTCTACGTTCGCACCTACCAGTCGAAGGTCTATGCGATCGCCGGCAAGTTTCTCTACTTTTCCGCCGTCGATAACCCGGCATTGTGGAACTCCGGCACCGGCGCTGGCTACATCAATCTCAGCCTGCAGGACGCCGATTCCGAACTCTTAACCTCGATCGAGGTCTATTACGACAAGCTTGCCATCTTCTCGACCGAGGCGGTGCAGATCTGGGCCGTCGACCCCGACCCGCTGCAGAATGTTTACACCCAGTTGCTCAGAGCCGCGGGCACCTCGGCGCCGCGTTCGCCTTTGCAGTATGGTTCCGGTGACGTGCTGTTTCTCGATCCGTCCGGTGTCCGTTCGCTGAAAGCCAGGGACAGTTCCAATTCGGCCGCGGTGTCTGACATCGGCTCGCCGGTCGATCCCACCGTCAACACGCTGCTGTTCAACAAGGGCGCCACCTATATGAACAAGGCGACGGCGCTGCTGGAGCCGACGATCGGCCGCTTCTGGATGGTGTTTCCGAACGAGATCCTGGCGCTGTCTTACTTCCCCGGGCCGAAGATCACCGCCTGGAGCCATTTCACGGTGCCGTTCACCATCCAGCATGCCGTCACTTGCGGCGGCCGGATTTTCCTCCGCGACACCATTGACAACATCTATGTCTATGGCGGCGCCGCCGGGACCAGCTACGACAATTGCGGGGTTGAGATCCGGCTGCCCTATCTTGATGGCAAGAAGCCAGGCCACAAGAAGGTGTTCGAGGCGATCGACGCCACCGTGACCGGTGTCTGGCGGGTTGCCATCTCCTACGATTTCAACAACCCCGACGCCGAAGAGACCATCTGCACGATCAGTCAGCCGACCTGGAACGCTGGCCGCGGCGAACTGCAGGGCTATGACAGCCACTTTTCGCTGCGCTTCTACAACACTGATGCCAATGCGGCGACGCTCTCCAACTGCGCCGTTCACTACACGATGGCGGATGACGAGGCGTGAGATGTTGGTGCGAATCCTCGATGCCACCCTGGACGACCTGCGGGCCGTCGGCATCAGGCTATGCGCTGCCGATCGCCACGAACTGGCCGCCACCCGCGACCCCGAGGATGTCGAGAAACTGGCCCGCGACGCCTGGCAGAGCCAGATCCGCAAAGTCGTCCTGGCGGGCTGCGAGCCGGTGCTGGTGTTCGGCGCCAACCCGAACCCGGAGCTCGATGCCACGGCGACGGTCTGGGGCTACAAAACCGAGCGCGGCGTCACGGTGATAAAATCAGTGACGAAATTCATCCGCGCGACTATGATCCCGCAACTGCGCGCCATGGGGATCCGGCACGCCACCTGCATCGTCCACCCGGACAATACGGCGTCCCGTAAATGGCTGGCGCACCTGGACTTCAAGCCCAGGGCCACGCTCACGGGGTTTGGCTCCCATCGCGAGGACATGATCCTCATGCAGCGCGATGAACCCGATGCCCTCCACTGAGCGCCACCGTTACGACACACGTGAAACGCTCGAGGCGATCGACTTCCAGTTAGCGCGGCCCGATCAGATCGATCGAATCACCGATCTCTATCAGCATTTCTTTGCCGAGAGCGACCTGCCCGAGCACGGCCTGGTCTTCAGCCCGTCGCGCATGCGGTTGTGGGTGGCGAACGGAATCGTCGGCGGCAGGATCCCGCATCTGGTCGCCATCGAGCGCGACACCGGCACCATTGTCGGTGTGCTGTCCTACTGGATTGATCAGTCGTTCACGACCGAACCGTTCGCCAGTCTGGAAAAATTCTATGTCCGCAAATCCTGGCGGTTCTCGGCGATCGGCCGCACGCTTTTGACACTGGCCCAGGAGGCCGCGCGGACCGACGGCGCCACCGTGTTTCGGGCAGGCCTGTCGTCCGGCGTTGCCTATTCCAAGAATCTGTTCCTGCGCCTCGGCTTCACCGAGACGCTGGGCTCTGTCCTGATGGTGAGGAAACTCTGATGTGCTTCGGGAAATCTGACGACAGCGCCTCGCGCGAGATGATCAACATGCAAAAGCAGGAGGCTGCTGCGGCGCGAGCCAAGGAAGCCGCCCGCCAGCAGCGGATCAATCAGGGGTTGGCCAACATCAAGGCGATGTTCGAGGGCGGCAAGTCAACGACCACCCAGACCGGCAATTATGACTGGTCGAAGTTCAGCCCGAAAACCAGTGGCGAGCAGGTCTCCGGTCTCCCGGCGGGCTACACCGCCGTCTGGACCGGCTCCGATACGGTGACGCCGCAGGGCACACCGGTGAAGAAGACCTCGACTTCGCCGAAATATGTCGGTGGTCATGGTGCCGAACAGCCATCCACCGGCTACCAGTCCAACCAGTATGCGGGCAAGGGCGGCACCGGCCACAAGACCATCAACAGCTTCGGCGAGTTTGCTAAGGCGATCAACCCCAATTCAGGCCAAGGCTGGCTGATCAGGGCGCCGGACGGCACCTATTACAAGGCGGGCCAGAACATCGCGACCTCGCAGGACGTGGAGACCGGTAGCTACGAGGGGTTTGGCGACAAGTTCTACAACAAGTTCAAGCAGGGCATTCTCGACTACTACATGCCGCAGGTGTCCGACCAGTATTCAGACGCCAAGAAGGAACTGACCTATCGCCTGGCGCGGGCCGGCACGCTGCGCTCGTCGGCCGCGGCCGAGGAAGTCGCGGATCTCGCCAAGCAGAATACCCTCAATGAGGGAAAGATTCGTTCGCAGGCGGATACCGCCGCGGCCGATCTGCGCAATCGTGTCGCTTCGGAAAAATCCAAGGCGGAATCGCAACTCTACGCGACGGAAAACCCGGAGGTCGCCGCCAATCAGGCGACGGCGGCCATCCGCAACATCACTGCCGAGAAGCCGGACCTGACGCCGTTGGGCGAGATCTTCACCCTCGCCTCGATCGGCGGCGCCAATTACCTCAAGGGCGCCATGAACCAGAGTGGCATCAACAAGGTGAGACAGGCCACCGGCGGCGGCTCGAGCCGCATCGTGCAAGGGTAAACGGCGATGTGGAAAATTTGTACCCGTTGCCATGCCGAGTATCCGATCTCGTTCTTTATTAGGGATCGGACCACAAAGGATGGGCACCGGCCGCAATGTAAGGATTGTTCGCGTCAGGCTTGCCGGGACACCTATCGGGCGCATCAGATTGCGCATCGCGCGCTGAAACAGCGTTGGAAACTTGAAAACAGCGATAGGCATCGGGAGATCAATGCTGCGTGGCGGCAGGCCAATCCCGATAAAGTACGTGCCAGTGCAGCGCGTCGCCGGGCTCGCGTAAAACAAGCAACCCCGCCTTGGGTCGATCTTGAGCTCATGAAATTCATCCATTCCGAGTGCCCGCCAGGATATCACGTCGACCATATTCACCCGCTCGCTGGAGATAATTTCTGCGGGCTTAACGTTCCTTGGAACCTTCAATATTTGCCCGGTGATGCACACCGGAAAAAGGGATCCAAACCGCCGGTTGAGGCTGGAGGCCACTACAACGTGTGATCCATTAACCCTCTCGCTCGCCTCCGCCGGCATTGGCCTCGCCGGCTCCGTCGGCAGTTCCATGGCTGCCGCCAAGGCGCAGAAGAAACAGGCGCAGGAGGTCCAGTCCTGGACCAAGCAGCAAAGCCAGTTCCGGCAGCAGGAGCAGGCGCGCCAGGAAGGCATGCGCCAGGAAGCTTCGGCGGCTCAGCAACAGGGCCTTGAGGCCATTTCGGCCGAGAACCAGGCCAAGCGCCAGACTGAGGAGGAACAGCGACTGGCCGCCTATCTCGAGGGGCAAGGCGAGGCGGCGCAGCCGACCGGCACCACCCCGGTGTCTGAAGCAGACAAGGCGATGCTGACCGGCCAGCAGGGTGGCGACACCGAGTTCAAGGCCGACATGGCCAAGAAGATCAATGAGGCGTCGAAGACCGCCAAGCAGCGTATCGGCGCCCTGGCGCGTGTGGCCAGTTTCGGTGAAAGTTTCGGCGGACTGGGGACCACCAATCC